GTTTTTGTTTTAGCAATTCAAAACTACCACAAATGGTCTGCTTATGCTTTAATTTTGCCAATCTATTGGTAATACAATTTTTTACTTTTTAGTGCACAACACTAATTATTAGTTTTAAATCATGCTGATTTGTTGAACATTGATTTTGGACAAGTTGAGTTTAGACCAACAGATACACAAGGTGTTAAAATTCCATTGGGAATTCATCAAAAAACAAAGAAAAGATGTTGGTATGTAGATAATGTAAATTTAAAACCAATAAGAAAAAAAGAGTATATACTCACTATAAAAAAGTTAAGTAGTGAGTATTTTTATTCCCTCTTAAATAAAGCAAAAGATACAATAGACAATGACGAAGCCGAGGAAATAGAAAATATAATCCAGAGCCATAAACCATTAAAGATATATCAACAAAACATAGATAGAGAAGTAACAATTGAATCTATTGAAGAATTAATTGCTAATGGCTTAAATATGCAAGGCACAAGACATAATGCACTTTTGAAAATTGCAAAGTATAACAAATATAATGGGATGAGTGCAGAAGAAAATAAGCAATTTCTTATTAATTGGATGGAAAAACAGGATCAAAGGACTTATAGCACAAAATGGGATAATGTACTAAAAGATATTGATTTAATTATTAAATATACCTATGAAAGAAATTATTCACTTACAGTTAAGCAAAATGACATTGTTGTAAGTGCTGAGGAATTGCAGGATATTTTAAAAATTAAAGGTAAAAATCAAAAAAGGTTATTATATGCATTACTGATTCATTCAAAAAGATATGCTAATAAAGACGGTATTTTTTATATGAGTTATAAACAGATGGAAGATATTACAGGACTAACTAGAATGACAGTAATAAAGTTAGTAAAGGAATTAGAAGAATTAAAAGTAATTGATGTGATTAGAAGTGATAATATGATATATAATAAATCTTCTAATAAGCCTATAAGTGAGGTTAATAAGTATAAATATAATCTATTGAGTATAATTTACGGAAAAAATGAAACAGATAATAAAAATATATTTAGGGTTTGTGATAAGAATTGTACTAATTGCTTTAATGCTTGCCTTTGTACTTTATACTCTGATAAACAATTAAAAGAATTATTAACAAAAGATTTTTATTATAAATTAAAAGAATTTAAAATAAATGACTATAATAAATTACCTTGTATTGCATGTTAGTATTTCTTTAAAGTAATAAAATAATCTATTGAGTATAATTTTGTACATATTTTTAATAATCAGAACGGAATCATAAATATTTTATTAAGTTTAAAAGGTGAGTTGAAATATACTCACCTTTTATGTTTGATTGGAGGTTAGAAAATGCAATTATTCAAGGTTTTGTATTATGAAGAACCTTATATATACATAGAAATTCTGGAAACAGGAGAAGTAAGAAAAATTCATATTAAAGATTTTGCTGATTTTCAACTAAGGTATATGGAGGTTTAATCAATGGATTACTATGTGCTAGAAAAAAAGTATTATGATTTAGGTGTTGAGATATATGGGAATAAAATATTTTTAAGCGATGCGGAAAAAACTAGAGTATTTTTTCATGGTACTTCTGTTGCTAATGCTAAGAAGATAATAATTGATGGATTTTTTATACCTGTTTATTGTAGTTTTGTATATTTTACTCCAAAAGCAGATTATGCCACTGTTTTTGCAAGTCGTACGACTAAAGGTATAATTTTTTTATGTAATTTAAGTAACATTAAGGTTTGTCGCTACATTGAAGACTACGAGTATTTTGTTTACGGAAATGTTCCAAAAGATGTAATTGAAGCAATATTACTCGTTGAAAATAGAGAGTTTAAGAGATTTATATCTGAAGATGAATTACTTAAATTGGAGGGTTGATAACATGGCTAAAAAACAAAAAGAGCTTACTGCATGGCAAAAACTTCTTGAGATTGTACCAGAGCAAAAAGCGTATTTTATCAGATGGTATTTAGCAGATGATTCAGATAGAGAAAAATTTGAGGAATATTCAAAGAAGTATTTAAGTGGTAAGACATATGATTATTGTATGACTTGGTTGTTGGATGAGCAGGTGCAAAAGGGTATTAAGTATTGGATGGGGTTAATAGAACAACAAAATTTGATTAAACTTTATAAATCAATGTATAAAAAGGCGTTAGATGGTTCAACTGATGCAGCGAATTGGATAATAAAATTCAGAGAAAGTGGATTCTTTGCAGATAAAGAAAGCGAGTTGTCGCTATTGTTGAAAGGTATTGACTTACCGGAGGATGAGCAGGAATGAGAGATGTTGAGAAACTAAAAAAGATACTTAATGATCCAAAATTGTATATTGAAAGTTTTATAAAAATTCCAGACAAAGAAGGTAAGTTGATACCTTTCAAATTGAATGAATTGCAGTTGGATTTTATGCAGAATATTAGCAAATACAACTGCATATTAAAATCAAGGCAATTAGGATTTAGTACATTAGCATGTGCATTAAGCCTTTATTATGCTTGTACTCAGCCAAATACAGAATGTTTGCTTGTATCATATAGTATTGATTCCGCAACTGCGATATTTGAGAGATTGAAAACTATGTATTATACAATACCAGAGATTATAAGACCTAAGTATATAAGAAACAGTAAGAAGGAATTGAAATTTGATAATGGTTCAAGAATTATTGTAGCGACCTGTGGGAATAAGGACATTTCGAGAGGTATGACTTTAAAATTTGTACACCTTTCAGAATATGCTTTCTGGAAGGATAATGCTGAAAAGCAATTATTGGCGATTGAGCAAGCATTAGTACCTAGTGGAATATTGATTATCGAATCAACTGCTAATGGAATGAATTGGTTTAATGATTTATATTTCAAAGCTAAGGCAGGGGAGAATCTATATAGAGCATTTTTTTACAACTGGTATAAAAATAAAACAATGTTTAAAAAAGATTATGATTATGCAGTTAAGGTATGGAAAGCAAGACATAATAACACATTACCAACTATAGATGATTTAGATGATGTTGAAAAGGATTTATATGAGAAAGGTGCAACAATAGAGCAGATAATTTGGAGAAGATTAAAAATACAAAATGCTAGTTTAGATGAATTCCAACAGGAATATCCTTCAACAGATTTAGAAGCATTTATAAGTACAAATACAACGGTATTTGACAGTCAAAGAATATTTGCTATTGAAAAAGAGTTAACAAGAAGAAAAGAAAAATATATACCATTGAATAAGTTAGTAGATTTGCCAGCGGTTTTAAAAAATCACTATGGTAAATCTTTTTTCATATATCATAAGCCAGAGCAAAGTAAGAAGTTTTATATTGGGGTAGACGTTGCTGAAGGTTTAGGAGGAGATAGAGATTATTCAGTTTGTGTTGTTTTGGATAAGGATGGTAGAGAATGTGCTATGTTTAGGAGTAATAAGTTAAAACCTTTTGAATTCGCAGAAGTAGTCAACGAAATAGGCAAGTATTATAATACTGCTTTTCTTGTAGTGGAAAAACAAAGCGGTGGACACAGTGTAATCGAAAGGTTGAGATATACCTATTATTACCAGAATATGAGCAAGTATAAAACATATGATGAGCGTGGAAGAGCCAAAACACAAATAGGATTTGATACTAATTCAAAGACAAAAGGGATTATAGTAAATGATTTCAGAGAATGGTTTGATAAGGGATTGATTCAGATTAACTCTATAGAATTGCTTGAGGAAATGAAAACATTCGTTGCTAATGATAATGGTAGTTACAATGCTATGCGTGGACGCCATGACGATATTATTATGGCTTTTTGCTTAGCAATTGCAGGTATAAAACAAGGAAAATGGTACGTTTAAAACCTTCTGTGAAAAAAATTTTAAATGTTTTTAGACAAGTTTATGAGTTGGTAATGGTTTTATATTACCCATTAAAATAAAACATTTTAAAATTAATTATTTTTTAGGGGTGTATTTATGGAAGATAATTTTAATCCAAAATTTGAAAGAATGTTGGAGAAATTTTTAAAAGAAAGTGGATATATCCAAGAAGAACAAGACAAACGTAGAAAAAAGAAGGAAAGAAGGTATAAAAACAATGGCAAAGATAAAAAAAGATTTGATTGATGTAGATGCTACATTAGTTAAATTGAGATTTTTAATGAAGGGATTTAAACAAGAAATAGTTATAAATACAACATTATCACAAGTTTGTGATTTTATTGATATATTGAATCAGAATAAGTTTAAAAAACTTTCAAAAGCAGAAAAAGAGATGATGGAAAATAAATTTTATGTATTTGATGATTATATAAAAAAGCAAACGGTATGTATAAACTTCAACGAAGTTAAGGCATTTACAGTGCCTTTTTTTATTGATGATGGTGAGGAATATGATTTTAAGATTTTGGAATGGAGGAATTAGTCAATGGGAATAAAAGAATATATTCAAATGAATTATGATAATAATGCTTACTGGTTTGAAGAAGAGGTAAAACAAGGACATCACATTCAAAGGATTAGTAATGTATTGAGAAATAAGGATTACCTTATGGGTAAACACAAGATACTGCAAAGAGAGGATTCGGTGTATAAGGGAAAAGAGTATAAGACAACAAAATTAATATTGCAGACCGCTAAGACAATTATTAATTTCCATAATACATACCTTTTGGGAAAGCCAATAACATTGGCAGGAAGTGAGCCAATGGTTGAAAAGTATGATTGGATATATTACAGAGGTAATTATAATAATGTGGATTACGCAATAATTGATAAAATCAATAAATATGGTGATGTTGGAGAATATGTGTATTTGGACAATGGAGTAATTAAGAGTCATTTGATAAAGCCAGAAGATTTTTATCCTGTATATAATGTAAATAATGAATATATTGCATGTATAGAGCATTGGACAGATGTATTAACTAATGTAAGCCATTATGTTGTATATTATCCTGATAGGGTTGATACATGGAATAATGCTGGAGGTACATTAAAATTAATTGATAGCAAGGTTAATGTAAGTGGGTTGCCTATTCATTGGCATAATGCTAATGAATATGATGATTGTTTTGGAAGATCAGAGTTAGAGGATATAAAACCGATACTTGATGTGTTGGAGGATTTGCTATCAAAATTTAATGATGGAATATATATTAATTCGCTTAATCCTTTGCCTGTAAGTATTGGACAAAGGATAGAAGGCAATATTAGTGCTGATGCAGTTGGTTATACGCTTAACCTTGAAGATGGTGCTGATTTTAAATACGTTACTGCTCAAATGGATTATCAATCAATCAAACTATTGTACGATAATTTGAGGAAAGAATTATTAGATATTGCTTGTATGCCAAGTGTGGCTATGGGTAATACGAATATTGCAAACGTCAGCGAGGTTTCTCTCCGTCTTCTATATCAATTAGCAGATGTGAAAGCTATGATTAATGAGCAATACTTCAGAGAAGGATTAAGGAGAAGGTTTGAGATTTTTAAGGTTTTGTTGGAGAAGCAAGGAATAACGTTTAATGAGGAAGATTATATTGATGTTGAATTCAATTATTCAAGACCAATTAATTCAAAGGATATATTGGATAATCTTAAAACACAATTTGAAATGGGTGCAATAAGCAAGGAGACGATTATTGAGAAAAGTCCGTTGACAAATGATAAAATGCAGGAAATAGAGAGATTGGAGAAGGAAAATAAAGATAAATAGAGATAATTAAAGATAAATCGAATAAATAAGTAAATTTGAGATATTAGTAAAGAAAAAATACGAACATATGTTCGATTTCGGCTGGCAAAATTCCGCTGTTAAAATACAAGCAAATATAAATGTACGCATATAACGAATAATAATAAATCCTACTAATTTTGTCGGAATTAATCCAATTAAATACTTTCC